CGCCGACAGTTTGCTTCCGGGTTCATCACATCCATGACGCGCCCGGAAGGACGCACGCCGCTCCGGGATGTGCTTCTTGATGCTCATGTCCGGGTCTCCGAAACGCACGAGAGCAACCTTGTCGCCTTCCTTGGCAAGGACAGCGAACTTCTTGTTCTCGCCCGGCGTGCGCTTGGGCTTGTTGTAGCCGGAGAACTTGTTGCCCTTGTAGTTGATCATTTGCTCTTTGGAAGTGCGTACCAACCTGCAGGAATTACCACCGTCGCAGGCCCGACCAGCTTCTTGTTCGCATCGAATGAATAGACGCTGGCCTTCGTAGGCGCTGCCAGCATCACAGGGTCACCGGAAGGGACCAGGGCCACCTTCGTCACTTGGCAGCCCAGGCAGGTCAGCAATGCGATCAGCGAGATCGTTCTTGAGAGCCTTGGGAGCGTTGCCATGTTGCACATCGGTGGGCGGTGTTTCGCGGAACCAGTCGAGCAGGGCCTTGAGGATCTGGTAGATCCAGTTCACTCGGACTTCTTGATCTCGAGCTTCTCGGTGGCGTCCTTAGCCATGATCAGGCCGATTCCGGCGCTGATGGCGGCAATGGTCGCCGTCGGATCGACCGAGGTGGTCGGGTCACCGTCGAAGATGGCTTTGAGAGCGCCTCCAATGGCGACGAGGATGGCTCCGATACCGGCGAGAGTTGTTTTCGTGTTTTTCATTTAGAGCGGAATAATCGATATGCGCCGTAGATGGCACAAACTAAGCCAATGAGCGCGGTGATAAGCTGAACCCATTCGGTAAGCCATGGAATAAACGAAACAGCGGTGGCACCTGCCGCTGCTGCTAGGCTGAGTCCAGAGCTGGTGCTGCTGTTCGTTGGTTCCATTACTCGGATTTAGGCTGTGCGGCTGCGATGATGAGGTCGGCTAAAGGAACGCCGACCTTGGCGTTCTGGTAGCCACCTGCCTTGATGGCGATGTCGATGAGCTGAAGCAGGCTATTGGTCTGCTCCTGAGTCAGTGTGATGGTGATTTCCATATCAGGCGGCAGTGTCGGAAACGACTGGCTCCTCCGCAACCAAAACCGGCTCCACCTGCGGCAACATCGGCGGGACGATTTCAACCGGCGGCAACCACGGCAGCGGCGGAGCGATGATCGGGGGGTTGATCTGGTTCTCGATCTGCTGCGTCACGTTCGCTTCGATGGCCGCTTGATCGACTCCGTTGCTAAAGCACCAGCCGAGAACCTGATCCTGCGTCAGGTCGGGATACGGCGTGAAGTCACCACTGGGTGCAGCGAACGACGCGCTGCCGTAGCAGGTTCCGCTGTAGTTATCCTGCGAGCCGTTGCATCGCCAGTCGGCGGTGATGACGACATCGGAGTAGGTGCCTTCGACTTTGCGGACGAGAAGGCGTTCGATGATCCAGAGGATGGTCATAAATTAGCGGGCTTCGAGGGTTTGGACGCGGGCGGTGAGTTCTTGAATGGCTTTCACCAGCACTGGAATCAGGTCTTGGCGAACGGACTTGTAAGGAGCTTCGCCTTCGGGAGCAGGGTCTTTCCACTCGTCTACTAGGTTAGGGAACACAGTCTCAAACTCCTGAGCGATGAAACCTCTGTCACCTTTGATGTCCTTACCTTTGCCAGCCTTCCAATCAAACTTGCGCGGCTTGAGGGATAGAATCGCAGCAAGTCCAACGTCGAGGTCTTGGACATTCTCCTTTAGTCGAGCATCGGAAATCGCTGAGATGGTCGTGTTGGTGGCGAACACCGTTCCACCAAGACCGACATAGAACCGATATGCAGCAGCACCAGTGCTGTAAACAAGCAGTGTTGCATCAGCGTTTGTTGAAGCGGAAAGTGTATGGTACGAAGTACCAAGAGGCTGGAATTGGATTCCAACAGCGGTTGCGACTGCAGAACTCTTCCCCACCAACAGATTCCCGCTCGCGTCGAGCGTCATCGCTTGGGTGAAGGCGATGGCGTTCGGAGAAGTGCCAGCGATAGCATTGAACCAGCGGAACGAACCATCTCGCTGTTGAAAACGGCTGGCAGCATTAGATGAAGCGGAAAGATACTGATAAGTATCTGAACCAGTGCGAATGCTGTTACTCGTTAAATCAACAGCTCCAAGACTGCTGTTTGTGTACAAACCAGCAAAAGCGCCGATTTGAAGATTTCCTCCGGTATTCCAAGCGGTGGACGGCGTAACCCCCACGCCCAGCCCCGTGCTGTTGAGGGTCATGGCGGTTCCAGCGACTCCGCCGACGTTGGACCATGTGGCTACGCCGTCGCCAGCAATGCGATAGCGTTCAGATGTAGCGGTTGTGAATACAATCGGAAGTGCGCTTGCAGTGTAAATATACGGCCCTAATGCGTTGATACCGAAGAAACCTTCACCTGTGGTATTCTTAACAAGAAGATATGCGTCTGCTGTAGATGTCGTATTTTGAATGCGAGCAAAAACTCCACCAGCAGATTGGATGTCCAAGATGGTTGCCGGACTCGCCGTACCGATACCCACCCGATTATTCGCCGAATCAACCTTCAGGGTGCTGGTATCCACCGTCAGATCGCCGGTGATGGTGGCGCTGGCGAGGGTGGCGGTGCCGCCTGCTCCGAGGATCTGGTTGGTGGTGATGTTCTTGGTTGTTCCGGACGCGGCCATTGAGTTGTCGCTGACATCGACAATCGCGAACAGGTCGTTAGCTGGAGCGACCGTGGTTATGGCGGCGAGCGCTGTAATTTTCGTATCGGGCATAAACTGTTAATTGGCTTGGATAATGAGTTTTCCGTTGTCCTCTTGGAGCAGGAAGTCCCCGTTCTCCAAGTCTAAAGAGTCGAAGGTGCCGAAGGTGATGACGATTTTGGAAGTGCCGTCCTCCAGGAGGAGGAATCCTTCGTCCTCGCGCAGAAGGTCCCGGCGCATGATCGGCAGGTCGGCGCCTCCACCAGCTCCGCTGATGAATTGATCGATGCCGAGTCCTAGGCCGAGTCCGAGTCGCATATCAGGCGTACTTGCGGTTGTATAGGACCAGCGAGCCGCTTGAGATTGAGATGGAGGTAAACACGCCGTTGATGCTGTCGCCGGCCTGGATGGTCACGCCGCCACCGAGGTCGGTGATGTTGGACGTGCAGGATCCGAGAATGGTCGTCGAGACAGCGTGGATTTCCATCCAGTTGCCGCTCACGGTTCCGTTCGATGCGGTGATGTATCGGCCACCGTATTCGCCGGCCAACTGGCGGTTTGATCCGACATTCATAGGGTGAACTTCTGACTACTGCGTTTTGTGCCACCGGTCCATCCAACCTGCAAGCGTGTAGCCCCGCAGCGCACTCGCACCTCGGGGTTATCGCGCTCTACTTCTTTGAGAAACTGGGAATCTTTCCAGCAATCGTACCCAAGCCTGTTCCCCCAGGCATGGTAGAGGGTGGGGTCGATACGCATCCGCAGGCGCCCGATGCCGTCAACGGATCGGATATCGCGATCCGAGTCCTTGGCGATGCGCTTCTGATCAATGCCGGCCTTGACCCAGTCCTTCTGGATGCCGGTTTGGAACTCCTTGATGACGGCGCGGCGCAGTTCGCCGGGCAGGTCGTCGAGAGCGTTTGCGATGACGGATGCTGCGGAATTCTGGGCCATGAGAAAAGTAAGGAGGGGAGGCCCTTAATGGACCTCCCCTGTTGGTTTTTTGATTAGCTGGCGCCGTTGAACATACCAAAGCCGCTCGGGTTCTTCACCACGAGACCGGCAATGGCCTCAATCAAACGGGCAGGGCCGCCGCCGGCGTCAGGCAGGGTCTTGACCTGCGGGAGCTTGGCGTAGCGGACCTCGACCATGTCCATCGGAATGACGTAGCCCTTGAACGCCTGGGCGCTCAATGCAGTACCAGTAGTACCACCGATAAAAGTGGACGGGTGTAAAATTAGCCGTCCAAAATCCCCTTCAAAAATATCGATTGAGGATTTATAGGTATCGCTCGCAAGTTCTTGATTAAACGTGCGGACGCTTGTGGCAGCGATGGCGTTGCTGGCGCCAACGCTAACCTCGGTGGTGCGCGAAGAGGTGAGGTTGGTGAACGCACGCTTGAGCGTGGTGCCCAAGATGCAATCGTAGTCCCGGAAGGTGCCGGTGATACCGTAGACGGCAGTCAGCACGTTCTGGGCGGTGGCCTCGGTGAAGGCAGCGGATGTAATGCTGCTCACAGCGCCGGAGGCCGGCTTGAAAACCGAACCGGAAGCGACAGCACCGATGTTTGCGGCGTTGTCAGCGGTCAACCAGTTGCCCAAGGAGCCGGTCAGGTACGGGTTGGAGGTGCTGACCTCGGTCTGCGCAGCCTGGTTGGTGCACATGAAGGTCGCCTCCATGGAGCGCTTGAGCTCAACGAGACGTTTGGCAATGCCGTTTGCGAGCTCATCGCTCACGCCGGCCACGTTCTGCGTCTCAGCGATGAAACCGATGCGCAGGTCATTGCGGAACACCTGGCCGTAGTTGTTCAGGCGGGTCCGGTTCTCAACCGGGTTGCCGGCGCTGGACACGGTCACGTCAGCACCGTCGACAACGCCACCCATGGTCGGGGCAGCGTAATTGTCGACCTGCCACGAGAACTGCATATTGCCGATGTCCTTACCCTTGGGGGCCATGGACACGAACGGCGTTGACTTGGCGTCGACGATGGCGATGTAGTCCGCCAGATCCTCACGGATCGCGGACGTTGAAGCGAGCGGTACTGTACCGGATTGGTTTTCTTGGAGCAGGGGCATGATTTAGAGCATCCTTTTGAGTACTTGGGCTAATTCGGTGGTCGTCCCGGACTTTCGGAACTGCGACTTGGCGTTGTCCAGGCCGACCTTGGCCGCATCCTTCTTTGCAGGGATTGCGGTGGGTCGACCGGGCTGACTGGGTGCCTTGGCCAGCGGGCGGGTGGCAGATGGCTTGCCCTTGGCGGACTCCTGCGCCAGACGCAATTTGCGCCCGGCAATGAAGTCACCGACCAGCACCTGGTACTCCGGCAGTGAGGCAATCTGCGGCAGTTGCCGCAGGACGGCCTGCGCCTCGGTGTACTCGGTAGCCGAACGGTCCTTCCACCATGGGTAGAGCTGTTCTGCGATGGGCTTGATCTGCTGATAGTTCTGCAAGAAGCGAGCGCGGTTGGGGATGTGCAGGTCGATGGCGTCTTCTACACGCCGCTTGATCTGTTTCACCTCGTCCGAACTGTACTCCTTGCCCTCTATTTCGCAGCCGTCGATGTTGTCCTCGCACCACCGTTTCAGATTCCGGGCCTTGCTCCACTCATCGTTGAGTTTGGACGCATCCCAGACATCGGCAAACGGGTCTGCGGCGGACTGCACCGGGGTCGGCCTCTCGACACTCTGCTCCAGCTTGGTCTTGGCATCGTTGAGCTCCCGCTCAAGGGATTCGGCCTTCTCCAGCGCCTCTTTCTTCTGGCGCGTGAGCTTGTCGATGCGTTTGCGGTAGCCCAGCGATTCCTCGTCGCTGTTCTCTTCGGTCTCGGAAAGAACCTCCTGATCAGGCGACTCGGCCTGATCGTCCGTTTGTTCTGCGGTCGGCTCCGCATCCTCGGCCTGATCGTCCACGGAAGTGGATTCCGGCTCCGGCGCTTGTCGCTCGACGGCTGATGCCTTCTCTTCCTCCCCGCTGAAGCGTGACTTCAGTAGCTTGGCCAACGCCGATTCGTCGAACTGCATCGGGTTGATTGGGGGCTGTGCCGTGTTTTGGGCAGGTTTCGCTTCCTGTGTCGTCGGGATGTCCATGCTTTTAGACCCTGCAAGCCGGGTATGCTGCGCCATGGTTGTTGAAGGCCAACCAAGAAGCCGTTGTGTGAGTGAGAGCCTAGAATTGACCGGAAGTCAACTCCCTCCCGTTTCTTAACGCACTGATTTGTGCGATGAGATCCTTGATTGCGGCGGCGCGTCCTGAGTTATAGGCACGGTCCTCCGCAGAAAGTGATGGGATGATGGCGTTGTGCACCTCATCCCGCAGCGTGTCGTCGATGAGTTGGCCCATGGCCTTGAGCACCGGGTGCTCCTCGGACACGGAGAGGGCCTCGGAGAGCTGTTCGTCGGTCAGTTTCATTGGACTCCAAGGCGGCCGGTGATGGCGTTCTGCTGTTGTTGCACTGAGAACTGCAGGTTCTCAATGTACTTCTGCAGGTTGGCTTGGAAAAGCGGGTCCTGCTGGAGCTGGGCTTGATATTTCGGGTTGGATTGCAGGACCTGTTGGCTGAATTGCAGGCGCATGGGTGCGGTGGGGTCGTTCTCCCGGAGCTGGGGAGGATTACCGAGCGACATGAGCGCGATCTCGTCGTTGGTCTCGTTGAACATCTTCTGCGCGGCCGGTCCCTGCTGCATGACCAGCTCGCTCGCGAGGTTGGGGTCGATGGCCCGGAGTGCGACGGAGATCAGCTTGGCCCGGTCGATCACGCCGGCAGTGTCGAGGGGCAGGACGAGGGTGCTGATGGCCTTGAGCTTCTCGGTCACGAGGTCGGTGCTCATCTCGCGCACGTCGAACTTCAGCATCACGTCAAAGTCCTGCACGTCCTGCGGGAGCGGGGTGGCCGAGGCAGTGATGCGCTGGATCTCGGCGGGGCCGACGTACTGCAGGGTGAGGGCTAGGACCTGGCGGAAGGCCTCGGTCCAGCCGTGCAGCCAGTTGTTGATCAGGCGCTGCTGGCGCATCTGGGTGATGACCGGTGGGACCTTCTCGGTCGGGCGTCCGAAGTAGCGGTCGGTCTGGGCCTCGATGGCCGCGATCAGTTGGAAGGCTACACCGGGCTCGCGTGCGGGCGGTTGCAGGAAGCCGATTTCGCCGCGGCGCAGGACCGGGATCTGGATAGCGGGGCCGATCTTCAGGTTGCCGCCACGAGTCTTAGGCACCTCAATCGGAGGCAGCGTCGCCAAGCTGGTGTAATCGAAGATGGAGTCGCGCTGCGCCTTGACCTCGTGCTGCCAGGTGGAGCAGACCTCGGGCACGCCGCGGCTCTCGGTGATCTGGCGGTGGATGAGCTCGGAGCGCCAGATAACGAAGGGATACTGGCCGTGCGTGTAGTCCAACAGGTCGAAGTAGCCCCACTTGTCGCCGACTTGGGGGCTGAAGACGGTGTAGAACACGCCCGGGATGCCGTCTGAGTCGACTGCTTTCTGGTAGGCGTAGACCACCTCAATCAGGTTCTCGCGGTCGAGGATGGAGTTCTCGGCAATGCCGACGGCGCCATACTGAAAGGCAGCGTAGTCGCTGAAGCGGCCCATCGTGTTGATGGCTTCCTGCGCCCACTCGGCGTCCCATTCCTCGGTCTCGACCTTGTTCAGGAGCTGGGCCTCGGTCATGTAGAACCGGCGGAAGACTACTCGGGCGGACTGGATGTCGGTGGTCTCGGGCGGGAAGACCAGCTCGTCCCAGGGTGCTAGGGCTGCGATCATGGGCTTGTTGGTGACCATGGTCGGGATGGGGAAGTCGCACTCGCCCTCCTCGCGCAGTTCGCGGATGGCCTTGAGTGCCCGGCGCTTGCGCAGGTTGGGGAAGGCAGCGAGCAGGAGCTCCGCGGATTGGTCGTCGGCCTCGGGGTTGGCGATGAGGTTAGGCAGGTCGGCGAGGACGGAGCCCGCGGGCGATTGGGCTGCGAGGGCCATGACCTGATCCATGGTCAGGTACTGCTCCTTCTGTCCGAGCTCCTGCTGCCAGGTGACGTGGACGCCGGCCCAGCCGTAGGTCCAGAGGTACTGGGAGAGTAACTCGACCTCGCGGGTAAGGTCGTTGTACATCCGGGCGTTGACCGTCCAGTCCATCAGGTTGTGCGCGGTGACGGCTTGGTCGAGCTGGCTGATGTTGGTGGGCGACACACGGAGCATTGAGCGCCAGAAGGAGGTGCTGCAGAGGTCGACGAGGCCGTTGATCACCTCGTCGGCGAGCGGGATGCGCGTGTCGGAGGCCCCGTCCCAGGGGAAGGCCGGGGCATTGCGGTTGGAATCATTCCACTTCTTGCCATCGTCACTCTGGCCGGGCCAGCGGCAGAAGCGCACGTTCTCCACATTCTCAACACGGGCGTAGACGCCGTAGTCGGTGGCCGAGCGCCGTAGTTCCTCGGTTAATGCCGGTACATTGGGCTCATCGCCGACCCGTGCCATCACGTCGGTTGCTTGCTTGTAGGAATCTCCTTGCATAGTGAAATGGTTTAGTATCCGC